TCTACATTCCAATTAGAATTGTTAATACAGGCGCACTGAGCTAATAATTCTAATATAAAACTCAAAGACCGCCTTAGGGCGGTCTTTTTTTGACAGAAAAATCATAAATATAGTTATACAAACTTTTCTTAAGAGGAGATAGACAATGGCTGTATTAACAAATTTAAGTGTACCTAAAACGAGCGATACTGCTCCAGGTACCATTATGCCGAAGATGCAATATCGTTTCCGTGTATCATTTGGATTTGATACTAGTGAAGTGGTAACAAGTAACATAGTGAGCGTGACTCGTCCGACACTAAGTCATGACGAAGTAACACTTGATACTTATAACTCACGTATCTACCTAGCAGGTAAGCATACTTGGGAAGCGGTTACAATTACAATCCGCGATGACGTTGCAAACAGTGTTATCAAACAAATTGATAATCAGATGAGCAATCAGATTGACATGGTTAATCAAGCGAGCCCGAAAGCAGGTTCAGCTTATAAATTCCAAACTAATATTGAAACACTAGACGGTGGTAATGCAGAAGCAGAAACACTAGATAAGTGGGAATTATATGGATGCTATATTCAGAACGTAGCATATGGTGAAAGCAATTATGCAACAAGTGATGCGCAAATTGTTACAGTAACAATTCGTTACGACAACGCTCAACACTTTGCTGGAACAGAAGAACTATTCATTAAAGGTAGTGATAACGGTTCTGATCTTGCTACAGCAAATGGTTAATTTAGGATAGAGTTAGCCAATGTCTATTCGCCAACACGCAAGTGAAGTATTTTTCGGTCCCGGCACAGCCGCTGGGACCGAAGGTACTTATACGGCGATACCTAGACAGCGATTTAACTTTAGCCTAGAACTAGAAACCCAGGATAAAAATATATATTTTCCTAGGATTCAGGATTTAACCTTACCTGGATACAGTTTTGATACCCAGATAATGAATCAGTATAACCGAAAACGTGTTGTACAGACAAAATTAAATTATGGTCAATTAGTGGTTAACTTTTATGACACGAATGACGGTAAATTTCACAGTTTATTAAAAAAGTATATTGCAAATTATTACAATACTGCCAATGGTATTGATCCATTTATTGATGGCTCAGGAAACGCAGACACAGTATTGGGTGACTTTTTTGATACAAACATGGGATTTACTCCTGGTATTACCAGTAATAGATATTTTTTCCCAGAAATCAAAGTTAGACAATATGGTCCTGCTAACAATGTTAGAACTACAAAACTTAAAAACTGTTTATTAATAAATGTAAATGGTGACACATTAAGTTATAGTGACAGTGGTGCAGTATTATGGAATGCAACCTTCCAGCCTGAGAGTATCAGTGTTACAGATATTCCTGATAGAGACCCTAACGTAAGTCCATAAATATCAGTATGGCAAAATATCAACAAGGCAAATACGAACCCATCAACAAAGAAAAATATATTGGTAAAAGAATGCCAACTTATCGTAGTGGATGGGAACTTCAGTTCATGCGTATGTGTGACAAACATCCCAACATACTGGCATGGGCAAGTGAAAGCCACCGTATACCTTATAGAAATCCATTAACAGGCAAGGCTACTACATATGTTCCTGATTTTTTCATTATATATGAAGATATGAACGGCAAAAAACATGCAGAAATAATCGAAGTAAAACCCAGTAAACAAATAATGGGAAATGCCAAGAGTATGCAAGATAGAGCCGCAGCAATGGTAAATGAAGCAAAGTGGAAAATTGCTAGGCAGTGGGCAAATCAACAAGGTTTAGGTTTCCGTATTATTACAGAAAACGAATTGTTTAGAAGTCCCCAAGGCAGTAAACCCAAAAGGAAAAAACGATGACCAAAAAACTAGAAGAAACTTTTAATCTTCCTCCATTAGATGAAATTGAAGAAGAAATTGAAGTAACAAACACACTAGTAGAACCAGTAGCTGAAAATATTGATGAGCTACAGCATGCATTGGCTCAAGTTGACAAAATTGACCAAGCACTAACTCCAGTAAAAAATCTAGAAGCATTAGACAGTGATATGGACAAATATGCCCAAGACGCAATGGATGCCTTTCAGACATTAATGGACTTGGGACAGAATGTGGAAGATCGTCATGCGGCTCCAGTATTTGACAGTGCAGCTAAGATGATGAGTAATGCTATTACTGCTAAACAAGCAAAAATGGATAAAAAACTAAAAGTTATTCAAATGCAGATGCAAAAACAAAAACTAGATTTGGAAGAAAAGAAACTAGAATGGCAGATGCAGAAAGCCAAAGGTACTGATGAAGACCCCAATGCCATTGAAGGTACAGGCGAAGTATTGTTCGATCGTAACGATTTATTAAAAAGTATTATGGATCAAGTAAACGGTAAAAAAGATTAATTTGCTAAATAGTAGCAACAGGAGTTAAAATGATGAAAACATTGAACGAATATTTAATGGAAAGCGCAAAAACTCATGAGTTTCGCTTAAAGACAGCCGTAGAGCTTTCCGATGACCAGCTCGATAAGCTGGAAAAGCATTTGCGCAAGTACGAGGCGTTCGACATCGACTCTCCCAAGCGCACAATTCTTCAGAGCGCACCACTAGACTTTCATAATATTGGAGCAACTGAAGTATATATTATGGACTTTAAAACAGAATTACCAATGAGTCCATCGATACTAGTAAATGAACTAGTACAGAAACTTGGTATTAGCGAGCGTGATATTCGTGTTCGCAACAAGCTAGAACCAGCTGAACAAGAAGATGCGGCCAGCATGGAAGAACCTGCTGAAGGCGGACGTGAAGCCTTGCTCATGGACGGTGAATATAGTGAAGCCGAAAATGCAAAAGCCGAAGATCATTATGGTGATGCATATAATACCAAATTTTTAGACGAGTTAAACAAAGCTCGCAGAGAACTCAACAAAGAGTACAAGGGGAACTAACATGGAAATCAATAGTATTGATGAATTAGTAAAACTTGCGGGCCTTGTAAAACAGCAAGAGCTTGCAACAGAAGCAGAAGTTGAAGAAGATTGCGGTTGTGCTGATGAGCCACAACCTGTAATGACAAACAATCCAAACATGTACGCTATTTTACAACGTCGGGCACAGATGGGTGAAGTACATGAAGACGAAGTCACTGAAGAATGGGCTAACAGTACAGAACATTTTGATGGTGAAGATCGTATTACAGATTTGCCAAAAGGCGAGCCAGTTGACACCAGTCTACGTAGACATTTAGGTGCAAATGCTCAGCCAGTTCGTGTTGAAGAAGGCATCAAAGATCACACAGTTGAGGATATGATGGAAGCATACAATGCTTTCAAAACAGATGCGATTGCTGAAGAAACCGTGATGGAAGCCAAATGCGATTGCTGTGGTAATGACCCATGTGATTGTGATGCAGACTGTTCATGCAAAATGAATGAAAATGCTGAAATTACTGAAATGGACGACACTGATAGTGGCGACTGGAGTTTTACAACAACAGACGGACATAAAGTTGTAGACCAAATCGATCCAGCAGATGGTGATAAATACGATCAATATCATGTATCAACACCTGTTGGTGACATTTATGCATACTATGATCCATCATATGATGAAGACGGCGGTGATTTTGTAGAGTTTGATTCAGAAAATCCTGAAGTCAAGCGCATGTTACCTCAGAGTGCTAAAAAAGATGAACTAAATGGTATTATCAACAAAATCGTTGACACAGTAGCAGGCGGTAAAGCAGACGTTGAAGAAGATAACGCATTTAACACAGCCGCAGCTAATGCTAAAAAAGCCGGTAAGAGCGAATTTGAATTCAATGGCAAAAAATACAAAGTTAAAATGGATGCTAAAACAGCAGACGCCTTAACTGATGATATTGACATGCTACGTAAATTAGCAGGAATGTAATTATGGAAAATGTAACTGAAGGTACAGAAATGGGCCAAATTGGCAATGTGCATATCAAGCAATTTGGTATGGGCAAAGGTCAAGTTGGTGTTCAACTTACTAGCGACAAAGGCGAAGGCTATGTCCAACTTAATAAAGAAGATGCCGCTAAACTGGCAGAACGTTTAGCTAAATGGGCAAATTCATCTGAACTAGCACAGCCTGGTGAATATGATGAAGATATTTCAGATGTCAGACGTTTAGCAGGACTGTAAAGAATCCTACCTACCTTAGGACCAATTGAGCCCATTTTTTGGGCTCTTTTTTTGAGCTATAAATACACACATGCAATATAAAGATTTACCCAAAAATAATAAAGTTTGTGTAATGCCCTGGCGTGGCGCATATATAACCACTGGTAGTGAAGTTTTGCCTTGTTGTCTTACAAGCTCAAATCATTGGAAACTTGAAGATTTTGATATTAGAGATAGCCTAAGAAAACACAATATAGATTCTATTAGAAATAGTGATGCTTGGAATAGTTTAAGAAAAGATTTAATTAACGGTATAGAAAACCCAACATGTGAATTTTGTTGGCAAAAGGAAAGAAAAGGATTTCAGAGTAATCGTACTTTTAGTAATCAACATTTTCCTAACCTAATTGATGATATTAATTTTAATCAAGATGGATCTTTAGACAATAATAATATATCTTATTGGGATGTAAGAAGTACAAACTTATGTAATATGAAATGTGTTATGTGCGGTCCTGGGCTTAGTAGTTTATGGAACGAAGAGGCATTAAAAAATTATGAAGGAAAACATAACGAATACTATTTTGAACCTATAGGTGATACGGCTGTTTTTTATGCAAATAATAATGTTGGTGAAACAATTGAATCAATTGTTGAAAGAAATATAGATTATGTAGATACATTTTATTTTGCCGGCGGCGAACCATTGATTAATAATACACACTGGAAAATATTAGAATTACTCATTGAAAGAAAAATGTTTCATGTAAAACTTATATATAATACAAATTTATTAAAACTAGATTATGGAAAATGGAATGCTTTGTCAGTATGGGAAAATTTTGAAAGTGTTGAAGTCTGTGCTAGTATAGATGCTATTGGTTCTCGAGCGGAATATAGTCGAACAGGAACAGTTTGGTCAACAGTAGATAAAAATTTTAGAACCATTCAAAAAGAACGTCCTCATCAGACTGGACTTAATCCAACAACAAGTGTATTGACTATTGGTGGAATGCAGGAATTTTTAAATTGGGCTGATGAATGTCAAGTTGACAAGAATCGTATTCAACTCAGTAACGTTTTGTTAAGTCCTGAATATTTAAGCATTGATATTCTACCACAAAAAATCAAAGAGATATATTGGAAAAATATTGAAGATAGTGCCAGTCTTTGTGGCAAAAATGGATTTAATATACTCAAAGAGCGTATGCTAAACAATAAATTTGATATTGAAAAACAACAAGAAAAACAACTACAATTTAAACGTACTATGAAAATATTAGATGATGTCAGAAACAACAGTATCCTTCATGGATGTCCTGATCTAATAGATTTTTTAAACTCCATAACATAATAATGCTAAGATAAATATCACTATGAGCACAGCAAACACAGATCTAGTTAAAAAACCATACCGCAAGGAAAGCCTGACTCAGGAGCAAATACTTGAGTTAGCCAAGTGTATGCAAGATCCCAAATACTTTATGACAGAACATTGTTGGATTCAACATCCAACCAAAGGTCGTATGAAGTTTGGTTTATTTAATTTCCAGAAGGAACTTGTTGACACTTACCACAACTATCGTTACAGTATTGCCCTTATTAGCAGACAGATGGGTAAGTCAACTGCCGCCGCAGGTTATCTGTTGTGGTATGCTATGTATAATCCAGATCAGACTATTCTTATTGCAGCACACAAATACAGCGGCGCACAGGAAATCATGCAACGTATACGTTTTGCATATGAAACACTGCCTGATTACCTACGTAGTGGTGCAGTAAGTTACAACAAAGGCAGTATTGAATTTGATAATGGTAGTCGTATTGTAGCACAAGCAACAACAGAAAATACTGGACGTGGTTTATCCATCTCACTGGCATACTTGGACGAATTTGCATTCGTTAGACCTAACATTGCACGTGAATTTTGGACTTCATTATCACCTACATTAAGTACAGGTGGTAAATGTATCATCACAAGTACACCCAACCAGGATGACGACCAGTTTGCACAAATTTGGCGTCAGAGCCAAAAAATGTTTGACGAATTTGGTAACGAAACTGATGTAGGCGTAAATGGGTTCCGTGGTTATAGTGCAGACTGGAAAGAACATCCAGATAGAGATGAAGCCTGGGCAAGTGTTGAACGTGGTAAAATTGGTGAAGAACGTTTCCGCCGTGAACACTTAAACGAATTTATTGCTTTTGATGAAACACTGATTGATAGTATAATGCTTACAGAAATGACAGCAGAAGATCCATATAAGAAAACTGGACAAGTAAGATGGTATGATACAATTAAAGATAAAAATACCTATGTAATTGGATTGGACCCAAGTCTGGGAACTGGCGGAGATCCAGCCGCTATACAAGTGTTTACATTACCTGGTATGACGCAGGTAGCAGAATGGCAACACAATAAAACTCCTGTACAAGGACAGATACGTATACTTAAAGAAATATGTGAAAAAATTCGTAGTGAAGCACCTAATAGTGAAATATACTGGAGTGTGGAAAACAACACACTTGGTGAAGCGGCACTTGTTGTTATCAGTGAAATGGGCGAAGATAATATCCCCGGCACATTTTTAAGTGAACCTAAAAAATCAGGTGGCTCAAGAACATTCCGCCGTGGCTTTAATACTACTAACCGCAGTAAACTAACAGCCTGTGCTAAATTCAAACAATGGGTGGAAAGCAGTAAATTAAAAATCAAAAGCAAAGCATTATTGAGAGAGATTAAAACATTTGTAGCACGTGGTGCCAGTTATGCGGCAAAAGACGGTGAAACAGATGATTTGGTAATGGCTACTATGCTGGTAGTCCGTATGACAATGGTGATAGCAGCATATGATGAAAACACATTTGAAGATATGCGTGATAGTTTTAACGATGAAGAATATCTTGCCCCTATGCCAATCGGCTTGATCTAAATTAAAAGCATAAATAAGTGTATGGCAATTAATATAGATAAACTAGGTGAACAAATTTTTAAAGTGCTCAAAGGGCATGGACTTACTCTTGAGTTGTTTACTAATGACGGCAAAAGCACTGTTGATCCATTGGAAGCAAAACGCTTTTACAATGGCGAAAATAAAATTATGGTTAATCTAGAATCTAATGATGAAAAATATGAGTTAAAAGTTAACCTTGGCAAAAGTACAGATGTAGACAGTATTAGAAAATTACTAGACAATTTACGTAATTTGGCAAATAGAAATATTGTAGAATATACGCTGAGAACTTTTGGCAAAGATATTGAACCAAAGGATTTTGCTTACCAGGCAAAAAAGGATAGTGAAATGACAGTACAAGAAAGTTTTAGCAAACCATATGGAAGTAGCAAGAGCAGCTACCAGGCATTGGAAAATGCACGACTTATTATCAAACATAAAAAACATGTTGACGAAGAAGTTCGTGGCAGTAGAAGCCGCAACATCCACAGTTTGTTTATTGAAAATGCTGAAGGCGAGCGTTACAAGTTTCCAGTTAATAACTTGAGTGCAGCTCGTGCAATGCTACGTCACATCAAAGAAGGTGGTAACCCTTATGATGAACTAGGCGCACACATTATTTCATTATCAGAAGAATTTGCACAGTTACAAAAATTCCGTAACTATGCCAAAAAGAATTCACTAGTCAGTGAAGATACAGCAGAAGTAGTTGAAGGCGTTAGCAATCGACTAGATAAAATTAAAAAAGAATTCAAATCACTAGGTGGCACTAAAGGCTATAAAGTATACAGTGAAAATTTTGAAACAAAGACGATCCCACTAGAAGAAGAAGGTCTTGACAGCCTCAGGGATCAGTTCACTGTACGTAATTTTGACGAAAATGTCGCCGATGCATTACCGCACGTTGCCCGTATAGTGAAAGAAATAGCAACTGATAAGGACCGTGTCGCTAGACTACGAGCCCTTATTGACAAAGTCACAAAGGGTGGAGAGATTACACTACGTAAGCCACTTGACCCTAACGATCCTGATAATCCTGAGAACAGACGTTATACAAATGATGTTGCCAAACTTGGTGCGTTCTCAGGATTTCTTTCCAATTATGTAGTGGATGATGAAATCAGCAACATGCTTAGTCAGCTAGGTGTTGATATCCATGACATGGAACCTAAGGCACAATTAACTGCTGCAAAACTCTTGACATATATGAAAAAGAGTGCTAAAGTTAAGAATCCTAAGGAAGCATCAGTAGATGCAACAGCGACTACAGTTGAAAAAATTGAGGAATCTTTTAGTAAATACGATCCAGAATTATTTTTACTATAAGTACTTGACTTTTAAGACTAAATAATATATAGTAGACACAATGCATAAGTATTGTGACTACACTAGGCAAACAAACTTAGGCATACAAAGGCTAATATAGGAGAAAAATTATGGCATCTTTGGCAGAAATCAGAGCAAAACTGCTCGAACAAGAAAATAAAGGCGCAGGTAAAGGCGCATCCAATTACGGCGGAGATAATGCAATTTATGCATTCTGGAATATTCCAGAAGGTCAATCCGCTACTTTACGTTTCCTCCCAGATGGTGATGACACAAATACTTACTTTTGGCGTGAGCGTCAAATGATTCGTATTCCTTTCAGTGGCGTTGCTGGTGGAGATGAACACAAACCCGTAACTGTAACTGTTCCATGTATGGAAATGTGGGGCGATACTTGCCCAATTCATGCAGAGATCCGTCCTTGGTTTAAAGATCCAAGCATGGAAGATATGGCTCGCAAGTATTGGAAAAAGCGTAGTTACTTATTTCAGGGTTTTGTTGTAGATAGTCCTCTACAGGAAGACACTGTTCCTGAAAACCCAATCCGCAGATTTATTATTAATCCTAGCATTTTTAATATTATCAAGCAGGCGTTGATGGATCCAGACTTTCCAGAAATTCCCACAGACTATGAGCAAGGTACTGACTTCCGTCTTACTAAGACACAAAAAGGTCAGTATGCAGATTACTCAACTTCCAACTGGGCCCGTCGTGAACGTGGCTTGACTGAAGATGAACGTAATGCTGTTGCAACTCATGGTTTGCACAACTTAAACGACTTCATGCCTAAAAAGCCAAACGCTGATGAGATTAATGTAATCTTTGAAATGTTTGAAGCAAGTGTTGATGGTCAGCTTTATGATCCAGCACGTTTTGGCAACTTCTATCGTCCAGCAGGTGTAAACTTGGATGGACTGACATCAAATGCTACTCCCAGTACTCCTGTAGCACAGCCAGCACCGGCCGCGGCACCAACGCCAGAGCCAGTTGCAGAGTCAACACCGGCGCCAGCACCAGCGGCACCGGAAGCTGATGCAGGCAAAGCTAGTGCGCAAGATATTCTTGCAGCTATCCGTGCCCGTAAAGGCGAATAATATCCGGCTTTGTGGGGGATTTATTCCCCCACACTTTTTAAACAACAGGAGAAAACTACATGGCAAGACCATTTGATGTAAGTAAATTCCGTAAAAGTATTACGAAGAGTGTTCCAGGAATGAGTATCGGTTTCCGTGATCCAGATACATGGGTCTCAACTGGTAACTATTGCCTGAACAAATTAATTAGTGGAGACTTTTATAAAGGTGTTCCACTTGGAAAAGTAACTGTATTAGCAGGTGAAAGTGGTGCTGGCAAATCATATATTGCGGCAGGTAACATTGTTAAAAATGCACAAGATCAAGGCATCTTTGTTGTTCTTATTGACAGTGAAAATGCCCTGGATGAAAAATGGCTACACGCACTAGATGTTAGTACAGAAGAAGATAAATTGCTAAAACTTAACATGGCAATGATCGACGATGCCGCTAAAGTTATTAACGACTTTATGGCAGACTACAAAAAAGAATATGCAGACAAAGACACGGATGAACGTCCAAAAGTATTGTTTGTAATTGACAGTTTGGGTATGATGCTAACACCTACAGATGTCGCACAGTTTGAAAAAGGCGACCTGAAAGGTGATATGGGTCGTAAGCCCAAAGCACTGTCAGCACTTGTGCGCAATTGCGTTAACATGTTTGGTGATTATAACGTAGGATTAGTAGCAACAAATCACACATATGCAAGTCAAGATATGTTCGACCCAGATGACAAGATTTCAGGAGGTCAAGGCTTCATTTATGCATCAAGTATTGTTATAGCGATGAGAAAACTTAAACTTAAAGTTGACGCAGATGGCAACAAAACAAGTGATGTTCATGGCATTCGAGCCGCATGTAAGATTATGAAAACCAGGTATGCTAAACCTTTTGAAAGTGTACAAGTGGAAATCCCTTACGAAACAGGCATGAGTCCATACAGTGGTCTAGTAGACTTTTTTGAACGAGCAGGGTTGCTTAAAAAGACCGGCAATCGTTTAGAATATACCAGTCATGTTACAGGTGAAGTTACTACACAATTCCGCAAAGCATGGGAACGTAATGAAGAAGAATGCCTCGATAAAATTATGCGAGACTACAACGAAATCCAAGTTAGCGGAGAAGTAAATCATGATATTAGTGAAGAAGAACTAAATAGCCTTGATGAAAATTCAACCACTAATGAGGAAATAGATGAAAATATCAACTAACGAAGCAGTTAGTGTAGCTGAACTATGGGGGAGTGTAAAAAATTACATCCCCCAAAAGGACAGGTTCGCTGCTGCAGAACATTTCTTGACTACTGTGCAGGACAATGCTATCTTAGATCTAGAAGAGTGTGCAAGTGAATTATTTGGATTTTGCAGTACACTGGATCGTGCATTGAAAGAATATGCAGTAGAAGATGATTTTGATGATTACGAAGAAGAAATTGAGTGGTAAGTAAATGACCAATTGGTTATTACGTGTAAAAGAAAATTTAGCAAACATTGTACCTGCAATCGATTATTATGAAGCAGAGTTAGCAGATGCTAGAAAACAAACCGGTTTGTTTGGCAGTGTTGAAAAACACAGTCGTGATATGCCGGGCATTGTAGAACAACGTTTTAACCAATTACAGGAAATTGAAAGCATACTTGAGTTTCTTAATATTGAATTAAGAAAACTACGTAGTGAAAAATTCCGTAAGTTTCTGGAACACTACAACCGTCAACTCACGAGCAGAGATGCTGAAAAGTATGTTGATGGAGATCCAGATGTTGTTGACCAACAACACTTGATCAACGAGTTCGCATTGCTTAGAAATAAGTTTATAGGGCTAACTAAAGCTCTAGACGCTAAACAGTTTCAGATTAATAATATTGTGAAGCTGAGAGCAGCCGGACTTGAAGATGTAAGTCTATAAGTGTAACAGAGGGTGTGGCCAGGCCTTGTTGTAAATAGCTAACACAGAAGTGTTGCAAAGTCATTATTAATATCGTCTGCGAACATCCTTCTGTTACAATAATACTTATCGCTTACATAAAAAAACCTAAAAAAATACAAAAAAATTACAAATACTTGAAAAGGCTGGATTTTTTCCAGCCTTTTTTTTCTGAAAAGTGTTGACAAGTAAGACGTCTTACCTTATACTGATGGTATAGTTAGAAAACAGGAGTTAGACATGGCTTATATGAATCAGGAAAAAAAGAAAGCAATTGCACCAAACATCAAAGCAGTACTGAAAAAGTACGGTATGAAAGGTACTATTGGTGTCCGTAATCATATGAGCTTGGTAGTTAACATCAAAGAAGGAAAATTGGACTTGCTGGGCAGTGCTCAGAAGCACAACGACATGGTAGCAGAGCGCCGTGGACAGCAGAGTTACCCAGTTGGTACATACTTACAAGTAAATGAACATCATGCCGCAAACTGGAGCCGTGAAGCAGGCGATAATAAGATTGCCGACTTTTACGATGAGCTAATTGCTGCAATGAAAGGCGCCGGTTGGTACAATAACAGTGATGCAATGATTGACTATTTTGACATTGCATACTATATTGATATTAACGTAGGACAGTGGGATAAACCTTATAACTTGAAGGAGACTGTATAATGCAGATAGACTTTACTAAAATTGAAAACATCGTTGTATCAGATATTGATATGAAAGATTATCCAGACTTTTGCGATGCATATATCGAAGAGTGTGATATTGATGGTGTTCCTGCTACTGAGGAACAACTAGATGTTATTAATGAAAATAGCGACTTTGTTTATGAAAAAACACTGGAGGCAATTTACTAATGTCCAATGAACTTCAAAATGCAATTGATGCAATCCGTAAAATTTCCACACAGGCAGATCTAAACGTCCTCGCCAATGAATGGAAACGCCAGATGACTTATATCGGTAATCAGGCTACACGTGGTATGAAAAAAGGTGACACTGTTACGTGGGAATCACGTGGTTATGTACACACTGGTGTTATTACCAAAATGAACCGCAAGACAACAGAAGTTGTTGCCGCAGGTGCTAACCCATTTGGCCGCACTGTAACACGGGTTCCTAACTCAATGATTACTGGTGTTTTGGAGGTCGCATAATGGTTAAAGGTGATACTTTTTATGATGCTGCAGGCGGTGCTTTCCGCCTGTTTGTAAACAATATGTACTATGCCGCTATGAAAGAGCGACATCTTTATGGTCAAGAAGAATGTACCCAGCAAGAATATTGGGACACCAATAAGTTCTGGCTAAAAGAAAAATTTCGAGAAACAAGCAAAAATATGCTTGACATTGAAAACTAGATAGTTCATAATACTCATATAAGTTGTTGAGAGAGGCACTCATGAAAAAACGTTTCGAAATTATGGAAGTTTTGACACTGGCAATTGCTGTTGACGAAGCTCAAGGCTTTATCAAAAGTGGTTACGGGTATTATGACCATGAAAATGAAAAGGAAATTTTGGATAACAAAACTACTATTTCTCGTGTGCTGAATAACTATCCTGATGCTCCCCAAATAAAAATCACTGATGAACACCGTCAACGAGCTCAAGAGCTTAAAGATTATTTTGACGGTGTCATTGTTATGAAAAAACTCACTGGTGATGTTAATGGGTTTGAGGACAGTGTTGGTAAAATTATCAACGGCAATGAAGTAGACAATTATGGTGTTAGTGTACTGGCGAGCTTGCCCAATAGTCTCCGCATTCAAAAACAGCGTGACGACATGGACGAGTTTTATGATAATCTTCGCAATGTAAGCGAGTATGTTGGCTCCACTGGTAAACGCAGTCGTTTCAAATTGTTTATTAAAGATGTCAAGTATATTGCAAAATACAATATTCATTTGGTAACCTGTGTAGAAGGTGAACAGAACTTGGTTAAGTTCTTCTGGAACAAGGATCCTGATGTAAGCGACTTGATTGTTGGTAAAACAATGACAGTCACTGGATTTGTTAAAGAACAGAGCATTAGTAAATTCAGTAAATGTAAAGAAACTGTAATTAATAGAGTAAAAATTACAGAAAGTGCTTGACACTGATAGCAGTTGTGTTATCATAGTAATATAAAGAACTAAATGATGGAGTGAGATTTATGCAGAAAGTTCGAGTTTTAACAGGTCAATACGGTGCAACACCAATCAAAGACACAGTTTTTAAATTGGAAGCACCTTTTAAGATTGGCAAAAAAGGTGGCTTTATTACAGTATGCGGCAAAGATGTTGTTGGTGTACCGGATCGTAAAATCCGTGTTAAAGTGGAAAGCCCGAAAAGTTTCGAAGAAGTAGATGCGGAAACACCAATTGGTAGTCCAGATACAAAAGTAGAAACAGACGCACAGATTATTGAACGATTGCGTGAGCGATTCCAGATTCTTGAAGATATGTCGGAAGCCGCAATCGACGGAGTTGTACGTGGTATGGTAGTAACTGGTCCTCCAGGTGTTGGTAAAAGTTTTGGAGTTGAGAAAGTTCTCGACGAAGCAAACGTTGCTACAAAACTTACTAATGGTAAGGAAAAGTATGGCATGGAAAAAGGTGCCGCATCAGCTATCGGCTTGTACAAACTACTTTATGAATACAGCGATCGCGGTTCAGTGCTAGTACTGGATGACTGTGATACCGTACTGTATGATGAAACCTCACTTAACCTGCTCAAAGCGGCACTGGACAGCGGCAAAAAACGTAAGATTAGCTGGAAAAGCGAAAGCCGTGTGTTGCGTCAGGAAGGTATTCCAGATGAATTTGAATTCCGAGGCTCAGTAATTTTTATCACAAACCTTAAGTTTGAAAAGGCACGTGGTAAAATTGCAGATCACTTGGGAGCGATCATGTCACGTTGTCACTACTTGGACTTGACAATGGACACGATGCGTGAAAAGTTTTTGCGGTGTAAGCAAATTGTTGGTGACGGCATGCTCGACGAGTATGGCTTCAGCAAAAAAGAGCAAGAGGATTTGCTCCAGTATGTTTACACAAATCGCAACCGTTTGCGTGAGTTGAGCTTGCGTATGGTAACCAAGATTGCAGATTTGAAAAAGATGAATCCTGCAAAATGGGAAACCTACGCAGAGTCAACATGCATGCGGAGAGTTTAGTTGGTTGGCATCTCCTCTGTCTAAGTCACTCTCACTCCAATGCTGACTAACTAAAACCGGGGGGTTCGGAAACGGACCCCCCACCCTTTATCTAATTGACATATATAGGAAAATTTGTTATATTATTGCTATGGCTAAGATTATTTTAAAAGACGAAGTAAACTGTAAAATTGAAGGCTTGGATTTGGATACTCGCAAAAAGCTGGTAAACAAATTCAGCTTCATGTTGCCATATGCGTATCATGTGCCTGCATACAAACTGGGCCGTTGGGACGGCAAGGTCAATTACTTTAATATAGGCGGCAGTACTTACATTAATCTGTTAGAGGATATATTGCCAGTATTGTTGGATGAAGGATATGAAGTAGATGTTGAAGATAGACGACAGAGTATTAAATTAGAATTCCCACAGATTACAGAACAACATTTCAGTCACAAAACTTGGCCTGAAAAACACCCAGCGGCGGGTGAGCCAGTTGTACTACGTGACTACCAGGTAGAAATTATCAATGAGTTCTTAGCTAACCCCCAGTGTTTACAAGAAATTGCAACTGGTGCTGGTAAAACACTGATTACAGCCGCACTAAGCAATCTTATTGAACCATATGGTCGCAGTATTGTTATTGTACCCAACAAGGACTTGGTTGTACAAACAGAAGCAGATTACATCAACTTGGGATTAGACGTTGGTGTGTATTTTGGTGATCGCAAAGAGTTTGGTAAAACACATACTATTTGTACATGGCAAAGTTTAAACAGCATGGAGAAGCAATTCCGTGATGGTAAAAGCACACTGAGTGTTGTAGACTTTGCAGAAGATGTACAGTGTGTTATTGTTGACGAAGTGCATCAGGCAAAAGCAGACGTGTTAAAGAAACTGTTAACAGGAGTATTTGCACGTGTTCCTATTCGTTGGGGACTGACTGGTACTATACCCAAGGATGATGGCGATAAAATTGGACTAACAATTACACTGGGTAATGTAGTAAATAAACTTGCAGCAAGTGAACTGCAAGACATGGGTGTACTGGCTAACTGTCAAGTAAATGTACTTCAGTTACAAGATACAGCAGAATACAATAATTATCAGGAAGAGCTGACATATTTGACTACAGATAAACAGCGTCTTGATTATATGGCGGGATTGATCCAAAGTTTATCACTGGAGGGCAATACACTTGTATTGGTTGACAGGATTAAAGCAGGTAACGGATTAATTGAACGCCTACCGGAAGAAACTGTCTTTATTAGTGGCAGTATGAAAAGTAAGGACCGCAAGGACGAATACGATGAAGTTAGTGAAACAGACAATAAAATCATTATTGCAACTTATGGAGTCGCTGCTGTTGGCATCAATATTCCTCGTATTTTTAATCTTGTTCTTGTTGAGCCTGGCAAGTCTTTCGTTCGTGTTATACAGTCTATTGGCCGTGGCATACGTAAAGCAAAAGACAAGGACCATGTGGAAATATGGGACATAACAAGCACCGCAAAATTCAGTAAAAGGCATTTGCGAGAACGTAAAAAGTTCTACAAGGAAGCGAACTATCCTTTTACTATAGATAAAGTGAATTATAGAAAATGAAAATATTAACAGTAGAAAATCAAAGTTATGAGTTAGATTATGTTCCAGAAGAAATTGATGACATCCGTTATTGTGTGCTAGACTACAGCAACAAGAACGATGCTGATTACTTCTTTGTACCATTGGTATTTCTGGAAATATTCAATGCTCCAGCAGCAGTACTTAAGATTGGCGAAAGCACAATTAAAATGCCGCTAGACTGGAGTGTAGTTATTTGTGAACATGACGTTGGAGAACCTGAGGTTGTACCTATTACAAGTTTAAATGATCGAGGGTTCCACGCATTTACATTTAATCCTATCAGTAGTTTCCTTCCCAAGTTTCAGGAAATTGAAATCACAAATGTATACCAGGAAGTTAAATGGCACTTCCCCAAACTAAAATATGGACACTTATTAGCAGTGCCATTGGAAGGCGGAGAAGGAAGTCAGTGTGCATTTTTTGTTAAAGAAACAAGTAAAGTGCCGGATGTTCTTGACACATATCATTTATGGTAATATTATAAATTATGAGCAATAAACTAACAATCAAAGAAGAGATGCGAGCTATTGATCAGCGTGACGTTGGTTGGTGGGATACGCTTACTGAAGAAGAACAAAAGAAAGTTAGTCCCTGGGTATTGATGCGATACACCAGTGCATGTGATACCAACCATGATGAAATACGTAATCACTATCTCATTATGACAAACGAACTAGTAAATGTACATTTTAATGCAATCCGACATCATCCACAACTACAGCATCGATTATTGCAAGTAGTGGGTATTGGTAAAAGTCAGTATCATCCTTGGATAGCACCAGGAAAAAGACAAAAAAAGAATAAAATAGCAGAATGGCTATTAACACTTTATCCAAGTCTAAACGAAGATGAACTAGATATATTATTGGATAGCAGTAAAGCAGAAATTACATCACTAGCAGAACAAACAGGAATGTCAGATAAAGATATAAAGGCACTATTTAAATAATGTTCAAATGCGATTATTGTAACCGCAGTTTTAAAAGAGAAAACAGTCTTGCTGTACACATGTGCGAGCGGAAGCGAAGAGCCCTTAACCGCAACGAAAAACATGTAATGGCAGGATATGATGCCTATAACTACTGGTATAAACTGGCTATGGGCAGCAAGAAGAACAAAACATATGAAGACTTCGCTAGCAGTCAGTATTATAGTGCATTTGTTAAATTTGGCCGTTATGTTTTAGATATTCGTGCCATGAATCCAGAAAACTATATTCGTTGGCTAACAACAAATAAAATTAAACTGGATACCTGGTGCAAGGACAGTGTATATAATCGTTACTTGGCAGAAGCAAGCAAAACAGAAACAGCAGATCGTGCATTAGAACGTTTTATAATACTTGCAGAAGATTGGGCTCGCACTACAAATAATCACTGGAGCGAATATTTTGAAAAGGCTAATCCACACACAATGGTAATTCACATTGTGAATGGTAAACTGAGTCCCTGGATAATTTATAGCAGTGATAAAGCACAGGCATGGTTGGATACACTTCCGCCAGATATGTTAAAGCAAATTGCCAATACACTGGATCCAGGTTTTTGGCATCGCAAAACAAAACTATTTCCAGCAGAAGTTGATTTTATAAGAGAGACAATAGGATGATTCCAGCAACAGATATTGACATTGACACCGCTGATAGAAAAAAGATTTTACAGTTGTTTAATCACACAACTGCGGTAATTGATCGCAACGGTAAGAAAACAAAACACAATACTGGTGTTTACTTTCATAAAATGCCCAGTGATCCTTTTACTGGTATGGCTACAATTGATCACAAAGAAGCAGAGGAACGTGGCTTCTTTAAAATTGACATACTTAATGTTGGACTTTATAAGGATGTAAAAAGCCCTGATCATTTGGATAGACTTATGGAGATCGAACCACAATGGCATCTATTAGAGCACGACGAGTTTTCAGATCTGTTGTTTCACGTAAACGGACATGGCGATATATTGCGCAAACTAAAACCCAGAAGCGTAGAACAACTAGCCGCCGTCCTAGCCGTTATTCGCCCAGCAAAGCGTTACTTATTAAATGCAGAGTGGCCTGTTATAGAGCGAGAAGTTTGGG